CCCCGCCGCGCCCCGCCCCAGTGCTTTTTGGCGACGAGTTTTGCGAGGGATTATTCCGTGAATAGAAATTTTACAAAAAGCCCTTCCAAGTGGGTCTTATCATTTCAAAATGGTCATCAAAAGTTGGGAGCAATTTCAGTTGAGCAAGAGGACGGTTCCATCAACACAACTGCACAGACAGTTGGAATGAGCAAGGGGGTGATGGAGAGGGTTTTATCACGCTGGTTATCGAGGGATGTTTTGGGGGTTTCTGATGAACGAGTGTATCGCAAGAGGCAAATATAGTTTTTTGATGGCAGCATCATTAGCATGGACACCTTGGCCTACTCTGGAGGTTCCTTCGGAGGAGCAACAATCGGCTATTATCAAGAACCATGGCAGCGAGGTTCTGATCCAGTTGCATGAGGCACGGGAGGAGAAGATACGGAGGGAGAGCACCTCGCCGTATGAGGAGGGTTACTACCCGGATCATTGGAAGGATGCTGACAAGCTTTTGGAGACCCATGACAACCTGTTGATTTCTGGAGGCAACCGGAGTGGCAAGACTTGTTACAGTTGTCGGAAGTTGGTGGATGTGATGATCAACAAGCCCGGAGCTAGGGTAGTGGCCTTTAGCATGACAAATCAGTCATCTGTCAGGGATTTACAACCAACGGTCTACAAGTATTTGCCGAGCGGGTACAAGGGCAAGCGAAGGAACTCTCAAGTCAGTTACACACAGAAAAATGGTTTTACTAATTCAAGTGCAGTACTCCCAAACGGGTCAGCGGTGTACTTTCATTTTTATGAGCAGCGATCTGACATACTGGAGGGGTTAGAGGCAGATTTAATTTATTTCGATGAGTTAGTGAGCATGAGTTGGATTGATACCGCTCAATATCGGTTAGTGACCCGGAAGGGCAAGATGCTGATTGCGGCGACCCCGATTACTGGGTGGACACCTACGGTTAACAAATTTTTATCGGGGGCGCAGATAGTCAAGACCCGTCCCTCCCCTCTCCTGCCAGACAAGGTGAACGTAACGGGGTGCCCTGTTGGCACGATGCCTTACATTGCGGAGTGTGTGGATGATTCTTCGGCAGCGATGTTCTTTCATACCGATTTAAACCCGTACAACCCCATGGATCAGATGGAGAGGACTCTGACGGGGGAGACGAGTGTTAATGTCAAAATTCGGGCTTATGGATGGGCAGAGAGAACAACGGGTGCATGGTTTCCGAAGTTCAACAAGGGGCACATCGTTGCCCCGAGCGAGGTGCCCGATGGTGGGACTCGATACCACAGTATAGACCCCCACGGGGCGCGAAGTTGGGCCATGATTTGGATGAAAGCTTGCATGGTGGATGGTGAAGAAAGGTGGTTTGTTTATGATGAATATCCTCGTCGATCCGAGTTTGGTGAATGGGCCGTGCCGGGAGATGCTGATATGGCGGGCAAGGAAGGCCCAGCGCAGACTCCGGTTGGCAATGGCATCACGATGTACCGGGATGTGATCAAGGAGCAGGAGAAAAGTGATGAGATTTTTGTCCGAGTATGCGATCCGAGGGCGGGAGGGACTCGAGCAATGTCTGATGATGGGTTGACGTTGATCGAGAAGTTAAATGACGGGGATGACCCGTTGAATGTTGATGCTGCCCCCGGCCTTCACATTGAGCAGGGGGTTGGGGCGATTAACGAGGCATTGGACTACAGCATGGAAGAGGACATTAGTTTTGTGAACCGGCCCAAGTTGATGATTAGTTCGAGGTGCGGAAATTTGATTGATTGTTTGCAGGAAGCTTCTCCCGCTGGGGGGGAGAAGAACTCTTACAAGGATTTTATCGATTGCCTGCGGTACTTGATAACTTACAACCCGGAGTATGTAAGTGATTCAAGTTATGCGGCAGTTGGAGGAGGGACATACTAATGATTTACCGTTTGGGCGGTAATCGCCGCGTTTATTGGTTGCGTGGCAACAACAAGGGCAGGAAGGGTTTTGATAGTTTTCTCTTCCTGACCCTTTTGGATTTTTAAGATGAGCACAGAAATGGAAACAATGTCGAAGGAGTACCCACCGCTGTTGAGTCTGTCCGAGGCGACAGCAATGTTGGGGGTTAGCAAGGAGTACCTGACGAAAATAAGGCGAGCAGGAATTATCGACGTTTACGAGATGCAGGGTGGAACCGATTCTGGTAGGCCGAAGTATAAATTTTATAGGGACGAATTAAAAAAGCATTTTGGATTGAACAATGAAAGATAATGATAAATTAGTAAGGGCAAGCGACACGCCAAACATAGATGACTTGGTGTACGAGTACACTCGAAGCTTGACGGACGGAATGGCATTGCAACGCACGAAGAATGCGGAGGATGTTAGGTTTGCGAGATGGGACTCTCAAACGAGCGACTACAAGAAACACGCATCGTCGATGCCAGAGGGAAAGACCCCGTTTCCTTTTGAGGGGGCGAGCGATACTAGGATTCGGATAACTGACCATGTGATCAACACGTTGGTGAGCACGTTGATGACGAGCTTTTCTCGGTCACAGTTAAAGGTGGGAGGAACCGAGTCGGGCGACATTGAGGCTGCGGCAAGCATGACCAATTTAATGCGTTGGTTAATTGGGACGAAGTTGTATCACGAAATTCGTCGCGAGGCCGAATTATTGGCGCAGCACACGATGACTTATGGATGGTCAGCGATGTTTGTTGGCTGGGAGACTCGCAATGGATTGATGCCCATGCGGGTGACCATGCAGGAGATTGTTGCCATGGCAGAGCAGTCTGGTGAGGAGAGCGTCAATGCAGAGATACCGGAGATGATTATGGACAAGGCGCAGGAGAGTGCCGTTGCAGATTTGTTCATGGCACAGATTCCGAATGTCAAAAAGCGTCGAGCCAGAAAGATCATCAAACAACTTCGCGAAGAAGGAGAGGCAGACATCCCGATTGAGTATGTTTTGAAGAACACTCCCACCGTGGTTGCGTTGAAACCGTACACGGAGATCACGGTGCCGCCCGAGGTAACGGACTTGCAGCAAAGTCGGGTTGTGTTCCGAAAGGTTTACATGACCGAGGTTGAGGTGCGTTCGAGGATCAATGACGAAAACTGGGATAAGAAGTGGGTTGAGGAGGCCGTACAGACTGCGGGCAAGAGTGTTGATTTGAATGATGTTTCAAATGACTTCAGCACCATGCCCGGAGACTCTGTTGAGCGAAGGGACAACTTGATCGAGGTTATTTATGCCTACAGCAAACAACTCAACGAGGATGATTTGCCAGCGGTGTATTACACGATTTTTTCGCCCTTGGTGACGAGAGACAACTCGACAGGCAAGTCGATGTTCGCAAAGCATGAGATGCTTCCATACAACCATTGCCAGTATCCGTTTGTGGAGTTCAAGCGCGAACAGATTCGCAGACGGTTAACGGAGTCGAGGTCGATACCGGAATTGATGGGAAGCTTCCAAGCGGAGTTGAAGGCGCAGCGCGATTCGATTCTCGACAGGACATCGTTCGAGACCTTGCCTGCCATTGAGGTGAACAAACGCCTTGGCATGGCCGGGAGGATTGGGCCTGCGGTTATGTTGCCGGTGACAAAGGCGGGCGACTATTCATTCATGAAACCCCCTGCCTCGATAGCATCGACTGCGTTTTCAATGATGCAGATGATTGAGAAGGATGTTCATGAGTATTTTGGAATAACCCATCCCGAGATTCCATCCGAGACAACGGCATTAAGGCAGCAAGCTTTGATCAATAATTGGTTAACCGTTTGGACGGAAATTTACCAACAGATGTTTCAGTTGTGTGTTCAGTATCTTGGCCCGGAAGAGATTGCTGCGGTAACGGGGGTGGACATCCCGATTAGCAAGGATAAGAATATGCCAGACTTCATTCTGCGGTTTAATGTTGAGGACATGGACAGGGACTTCGTTTTGAAGAAGCTCGAGATAATTGCAACGCAGTTGGTGCCCTTGGATGTCGGTGGATCGATTGAGCGAAACAAGTTGATGGAAAAGCTTGTTCGAGGATTAAGCCCGGACTTGGCAGATGAAATCCTGACGGATCAAAAGGGAGCGAGCCAGAAGGTGTTTGAGGAGGTCAAGAAAGACATGGGCGGGATGATGCTTGGATTCGAGGCGAGCTACACCGAGAACGATCCGACTGCCGGGATGAAGATGCAGTATGCACAGGAGTTGGGTAAAAAGAATCCGAAGGTGCAACAAGTGGCACAGGAAGATGAGTTGTTTGGGCAAATGCTCGAGAACTACATGGGCAACTTGCAGCATAGTGTCACGCAGGAAGAGAATAAGAAGATAGGCAGAATCGGAGTTAAGCCAGTTACATGAAACCAGAAACACAAGCAGCGTTTGCGTTCAACGGAAAGAGTGCCGTTTACGAGGCCGTAATGAAGTCGCTACGGGACTTTCTCGAGGAGGAGGTGGAGTTGACCCTAATGCAGGAAACCCAAGGCGAGAGCCGCGCCTTCAGCGCAGGCCGAGCGTCCTCTTTGGCTGATTTTAAAAGTCACTTGGATTGGTGCAGGCAGGAGGCATTAAACCAAGCCGAGCAAAATGCGCTTTAACCCTTTCACCAAAAACCCCGGTCACCGCACTTGCGGGCCGGGGTAGCTTTCTTGTTGGGGTTGGTTCAGCGGGGTATCGGGGTGTCGAAATGAACGGTCTTTCCAATCCGCTGAAGTCTTTCGGCTTGTGCGTCTATGTACAACCCGAGGTTCCTTTCGATTTGATCGACACAGTCTTTTGCCACTCGGCTGAATTTGTTTTGACGAGTGTCATGTCTTCTCGCTGATTTAAGAATCCGCGCCGTTATTTGTTTTCTATTTATTATACTCATAGTGCTTTCATTTGTCTTTGCCTAATCCAGTTAGGCAAGCCCCATTATAACATATTGGGTTTTTGAAAAACTCGGGATTGACTGATATTGGGCAAAAAATGTTTCCAGTTGTTAGGAAATAAAAAATTAAAAAAAACGGTTGACACGGTTTTATCATTTTTAATCAACCTTCAATCCCCAGGTACCTGGCTTAAAGGGTCTGAACAAAAACACATTCTAGATTTGTGACGGAAAGTCTGCCACTAACACAGCAGGCTTTTCTTGTTTGTGCCTTAAACAACTCGCAGCTACTTGCAGGCTACTAGATGCATGGAAGAAGAAATTAAAGACGAGGTTAGCGGAACTTCGCCACAAGAAAAAGAAACCGCGCTTGGTGACATTGGTCGAGCAATCGACGAGGCGGGATTGGCAGAACTTCTGATCGAAAAGATCGAGCAGGAGGAAAAGCAAACGGTTGATTCGGAACCGGAGCAAACCGCCAAAGAAGAGGATGCAGAACCGATAAGCGAGGAATCGCCCGATGCCGATGTGAGTGCACCGGAGGAGGGTGATGATGCGTCTGTTCTTTCACAGGATAATAGTAGCGACGAGGAACCGGAGTGGTTTCAAAAGCGCATTGACAAGTTAACTCGTCAACGTAGGGAGGCTGAATCGGAGGTCGAAGACCTTCGTTCTGAATTGGAAAAGGTCAAGGAATCCGTTGGAGAGAGTTCGCCGCAGCCCGTTGTGGGCAGCGACAACCCCTTCCAGCACCTGACAAATAGTAAAGAGATCGAGGCCAAGATACGAAGTGCGAGGGATACGAAAAGATGGGCTAGAGCAAACCGCGATGGGGCAGTTGTTCAAGGAAAAGATGGTGAGGTAGATTATACTCCCGAGCAAGTTGAAGGTATATTGAACAACGCAGAAGATGCGTTAGATATACACCTTCCCGCGCAAAAGGAGTTTGTCCAAGCCAAGGAATTTTGGGATTCCGAATCAGTAAAGGCGTACCCATGGTTGGATGATAAAAAATCCAAGGAGTACGAATTGCACGCAAAGAATCTCAAGGAGTTCCCGGCTATACGGACATTACCAAACCATCAGTTGATTGTTGCTGACATGATGCTTGGTCAGGCAGTTCGATACCAGAATGGGGGGAAAAAGCCCACTACAGTATCGAAGGCCAAACCAAAAGCACCCCCGCAACCATCGGCACCTAGCGCAACACCGGCCCCTCTTAATGCGAGTGAAGCGAAATCTTCAGCAGCATATAAGCGATTCCAAAAAACTGCACATTCTAGTGATTTGACAGACGTTGTTCTAAATAACTTTTTATAAGAAAGGTTTTTTTATTATGGCGACTATTATTGAAGCGGGCTTTACCGGAAATGCTCCGGGCACCGGCCCAGCGGTACATGAAGACTTATCCGACTTGTTGTCGGTAGTTGACAATCGCAACACACCGCTAACCAGCATGATGCCTAAAGGCAGAAGCTTGGCAGGCACAGCAACAACCATCCATTGGCAGGCAGATGCAAAAATCGAGCCGAGCACAACGGGATGGATCGACGGCACAGATGTTCTGTTAACATCTCCGGGCACTAACGCTCATCTAACTGACACCAAGGCAAACCGGCGCGTATTGAAGAACAATGTTCAGTCCTTCAAGCGTGCGTTCCGTGTTGCCGAATTGGTTGACACGGTAGTGAACCCTGCGGGTGTTCGCAACGAGTTGGCACACGGCATCAGCGAACTGATCCTTACGCAAAAGCGTGACATCGAGAAAACTGTATCATCTAAAAATAGTGCAGTTGAAGGTGATGCGACTACTGCGTTCCAGACGAAGGGAATGGGATCGTTCTTGGATGAGGCAGGAACCTGTCAGGGAACCCCAGCGGAAGACCCTGCTCTGGTTCCAGATGGTTATCGTGTTCGTGGTGGAAATACTGCGGCAGGCAGTCACCGTACTGCGGATGACGCTGCGCCTGCTGCGTATTATGACGGAGCGAAATCGTCCTTCACCGAAGAGAAAGTGCAAGACCTTCTGGAGGGCATTTATCTCGAGACGGGAACACGGTCAACTTACGATGTTATCTGCTCACCGGCAGTTAAGCGTAAGTTCACTTCGTTTGGTGATCTGACTGTTGCAAGTGTTGCGGATACAACGAGCACGGCAGCAACGGTTGTTCGCACGTTGAACAAGGATCAAGGTAGCGATGCATTGATAGCTAATATCAATTTGTACGAAGGAGACTTCGGCACTTTGAGATTGCACACCTCGAACTGGATGCCTCTTGACGATACAGGGTATGATTCAGATAGCGGATTAGCTTATGTTCTGGATGTAGCCAACATGACCGAGTTGCGTTTCGCGAAAACGACGAATGTGAAGCCACTAACCGATAACGGCGGCGGGCCGGGTCGGGTTGTGGGTAGCATCGTCTCGCTTGTGGTCAAGAACCCAAGTGCGTGTGGTCGAATTGGTTTCTCCAGTTAATTCGAGTTAATGTTTGATATAACCGAAGACTTGGAAGGCATCGACGAAAAGACGATGCGCGACATGGTTGCTGAACTTCGCATGGGATGGCAGATGGAAACTGTCAATGCGAAGATAAATCAGAAACGAGCGATGCAAAAAGCTCATGTCAAAAACGAGTCTCGGGCAATCGAGGGGGTGGGTCGGCTCCGTATGAGAATCGATCCATCCTCTTTTCATTATTGGGGCCAACGGTTGGGTTATAGTTGCTGGGATGACGAGCAATTCAAAACCGAATACGAGAGGGATAATCCTGCCAGCAAGGTGATTTGTGGTGGGACGAAAACCATGGTTGGTTCTGAAAAGAAATTCAGTAAAACGTACAACTTGTAATGGTTGCTCTCGATTTCAGCACGGTGCTTTACGGGGTGGCACAGTTGGCCGGTCAAGACCGTGACAATATGCCTGACTTTTTATTTAAACAGGTCAGGGATTTGGCTAACTCCCGGTTGTGCATTGCTTGGGAATCAGAGTATTGGCCCGAGCTTCTGAAGAACGAGTCGATAACGGTTAGCGATACGGCAGGGGTTGCCCCCTATTTTTATAATTTACCAGACACCGTTGGGGAGGTGCTTGGAGTGTATGATAAAGACCCCAACACAACTACAAAGAAGCAGTCAGTTTCTTGGCACCTAGACCACGATGGAACCAACCGAAGGATCATTTTACGTTCTGCCACTACTCCTGTTTATATTGAGTACCGTGTATCTCGCCCGGAACTTAAAGGTGATGTCTGGCAGGACGCATCGAATAACAAGGGGGCACAGGTATATTACGAGACGGATGGAGTCGGCAATTTCTATAAGTCATCCTCTCAAATCAGTCCGGGCGACGATGAGCCATTTAGTGTTACTGCCGCAACAGGAGCGATTGTTGAGGGAGCAAAGTGGGACAAGGACGCAAATATACCGAAAATTTTTCAAGGGTTTTTAATCCGAGGGGTCTATGCGGATTACCTTCGTGCAGACAATCAAAGGGAAGCGGCAATGATGGAAGACAACGCTGCCGAGTCCATGTTGCACCTCGAGGCAGACAAACTTTACAGACAGCAAGGACAAGTAAGACAATCTACAATAATGACATACTAATATGAATGTTAAACACGAAAAATCAAACGCAGTAACAGAGACCTCCGGGTTAACGCTTGCATCAAATGACTATCGAAAGAAGTTAATCATCGGTAATCGTGATGCGTCGAATACAATATATGTAGGGTTTTCGACTGCGTCTGTAAGTACCACTAATTATCATGTGAAGATAGCTGCCGGTGAAAACTATGAGATAGACAATTTCACCGGAACGGCACTTTCAAATGATGCGGATACCGAGTGGCTAGAGTTTATATAATTTCATTCGCAGGCAAACTTAAAGCGAAATGGAAGATCAAAAAAATAGTGAGGCAAAGGTAGCCTTGGACACGTTGTTTGCTGCGGCGGGAATGGCCCGCTTGGCAAGGGAAGAACACGCAGCGGTACAAGCCGCAGGACAGAAGCTCGCAGACTTCATCTCGAAGTGTGAAGCTTGCGATAAGGTGGAACCCGTTGAGGTGGTGCCGAAGAAGGAAAAATAATTGATAAGCTTTGACGATATAAAGGTTTTGCTTGCGAGCTTGACGGGCACCCTAAATTGGTTTTTACCTGAATTGGATTTGCTCTTAAAGATATTAGTGTCGCTTGCTTCTCTTATTTATATTGTATTGAAGATCAAGGTATTGATTAAAAAATGAAAAAAGTAATTGTCATAGGTCTACTGTTGTTTGCGGCAAATGCAAATGCGGGTGATGTGTTTGGTGCGGCGTTAAAGCCGAGTCCAAGCATCACTTTATTTGGTCAAAAAATAACTTGGCCGATTCCATCTCTTTGCCTTGGAAAGAAGGCAGGAGTGTTACCGGAGGCAGGGGTTAGTCCGAGTGGACTCAACTTGAAGGTGCCTTATTTCGCGCTGGACATCCCCTTTCCGAGCCTGACGGTTTCGACAGGGAAAGAGAGTGCCAAGATCGAGGTAAAACTTGGTTCAATTGATAAACACGAACATGAAAAAAAGTAAGACGGTGGTCGCATCGGTGGGGTGTATTGTTGCCAGCATTGGTGGAATGATAAGCGGCGATTTGGAAATGAGTGCTGCTATTCAAGTTATAGTAACATCGATTCTCGCTATATTTTTGCGCCATGGGATTAAGAAGGTGGAGGACAATCAAGGTTGATCGGTTTGGTCACCATGTTGTTACGGGCCTTTCCGAGTCTGGAAAGGCTTTTCTCTCTAGCCATAAAGGAGCACAAGATATATGTCTCGGAACAAAGGAGGAGTGCCAAGCATGACAGGATTGATGCTGCCATTAGTGATGCTGCTGTTGGCGGGGTGTCAGTCGGTAAAGTTGAATGGGGTGGACGAGATGCTGGCGCACCCACAGTTCCCCCAAGCGGCAAGGTGCGCTCCCGTGTTCACGGAGGCAGTTCTAAAAAAGCTCGCTGATACGGAGGCAATGGTTGAACGACAATAATGCCAAACGAACTTGAAATTTTAAAAGACGTTGATGATGCCTTCATTGGGGTGAACATGAGGTTGGCCCCGGAGAAGGTGCCAAAGGGCATGGTAGCGTCTGCAAAAAATGTTCGGTTCGATAACGGGGTTATATCTCCGCGCCGGGGATGGAAAAAGGTTGGATGGGCAAACCAGACAAATTTTCAAGGGGATGCCGACTCTGCCGAGAGGAACGTAGGCTTTAAGCCTTTTTTAAATGTTCGAGGTATTGGAAAATTTTCTGATCCCAACGGTATCAACTGGATACTGGTTGCGGAAGCGTCTGAAAGTGGCGCAACAAATCATAATGTATGGGCGCTAACTCCGGGGCGCGACCCTATCAAAATAAATAGTTCTTTAGATTTTGGTGCGGATGCAGGGGTGCGGGTTACGTTTGTTCAATGTTTCAATATTGTTGTTATGTTGAGAGGTTCGGACTTGGAACCGCTGAAGATGCAAAGGATTGATGACGGGTTTGTTTCCATTGCACAGGAGGATACGGATTTAACGATTGAGGAAAATGAAGGAAGGAAGATTGCTTCGGACGGGACAGACCAGATTCCGAATTCTTCGCAAGGTATCTTTTTTCAAAACAGATTGGTTTTAATATTTGGCCGGGACAACGTGGCCGCGAGCGATGCGCTTAACTACACCCGTTATGCCCCGTTGCGTAGCCAGATGAGGATCAACCAAGGAAGTGAGGATGCACTTGTTGCTTTACATAAATTCGATCAAACGACTGTCATTTGTTTCAAGGAGTCTAGCGTGTATGCGGTTCGCAATGTTTATGGTGATTTATCTGATATATATCTCGATGAGCTTACTCGTGGTTTTGGGCTTGTTGGTGTCAGGTCAGTTGTCTCGGTCGGGAAGGATGTTTGGTTCCTCTCGGATCAGCGAGGAATAGTTAGCTTGCAAGTTCATGAGTCTGGAAAGCTTCAAGGGTTGGATGTTCCTGCGAGCGATGCCATTGATCCGTTGATAAAGAGGATCAATTGGCATTATGCAAAAAATGCAGTTGCGGCATATTTGGGGAATAAAGCATTTTGGGCGATCCCAATAGACGGTTCGGAGAAGAACAACGCCATAATCTGTTTCGATTTTAAGAACAAATCTTGGGCGGGGTATGACACATCGACGGCATGGGCAAAGCCGGGGTACTGTTCGGTTGCCGGTTACACAAACAAGGTTATGTGCGAGCGTGATGGGAACGGAGGCGGTGACGGCATATGGACTGACGAGGTTGGTGTATTTGATTTTATAACCTTTAAGTTTGGCGGGGCAGAAAGGTTAATGCTGATGACCACGGAAGGGTATTTGGGCGTGTACGATGATCCTATTTTATGTGACCAAGGGTACGACGAGGACACAACGACAGCGACAGGCACGGGAAGAAACTCAACCTACAAACAGGTTGATGCCGAGGTTGTGACTCGGGGGTATTCGTTTGGGTCAACGGACTTTAAAAAGTATATGCAATCGAACGTGTCGCTTGCGACTAACAATGTGGTAGATTCTACGAACACAAAGGGGATCAGCATTGTTGCGAATGTGGACGGGGTTGAGGAGACGCAAAGTGTTTTGAGTAACCTGAACTTTAAGAGGGAGAAGTACCACAAGCCATTCAACAAGGCCGACTACGATATAACTAATGTGAACAACGACAACCTGTCACCAGATAGGCAGGATTACAGCATTGACCCGGACACCGCCTTTGACCCGAAAGACGGGTTCGACCCAGACCGGAAGCAGGAGTCATTGCATAAAACAAGATTTAACAAGAGGGGTTCCTATATGCAGTTTAAGGTGACAAACACGCAAGGCGTTTGCGATGTGAAGTCAATTGAAGTGCAGGGGGTGCCTGACGGTATATCAGTAACAACGAGGAGATGAAACAATGCCATTAACAGCAACAGTAGTTCCGGGTGAGCAGTTCCCCGATAATACAACAGTAACGCGAGCGCGATTGCGGAATGCGGCCAATCCTGCGGTTACCTTGGGGGGGGAGTTGTCAAATGGTGACGTTGCCCTTGACGCGGGGATTGCATTAACGCAGTTGGCCGGAATCAGTCAGAACCAAGTTCTGGTAGGAGGGGCCGCCGCAAACGGGGCAAGTGGTAATAATATTGTCGCAGTTACCCTGCCAACAGGCGGCATTAACTCAACAACGGGGATCACGCCTTCGGAAGGGACGGTGGGTTACGCCGAGCTTAAAGCGGGAACCACTAACATCATTCAAGGTGCTACAGATTACGGCACGGGCGTTGTTGCCAAGGCCGACAAGATTATTTTTTCAGATGGTTCAGATTCGGGGAATATTAAAAAAACATCTGTCGAGAATTTTTTAAAGTCAACATTTTCGACACAGGTTGCTTATACGGATTTAACTGCGACCGGCGCTGGGACTTGCGACCTCTCTTCTTACACGACCAAGGCGACTTGTGAGGCGGCTTCCCCAACGGCGGGTGTCTGGACATCATATACATCGCCCGGAGCGGGAGGCGCGTTGACCGTGAACACGACCGTAACGGTTGATCTGAATGGAAACCCCGTTCAAGTTATAGCGTTGAACCCACCTACGGGCGGGGATACGTCCTATACTTGCACTATCACTTATAGAAACGGCCCATCCGAAGGGTATGCGCGAAACGTGATGCTTGTGGTGTCGAACAACACCCCAAGCACACTTGTAAAGCTTGCGTTTGCTTCGCCGGGAACAGGAAAGTTTTGGTTTTTAAACACTAACCCCCCCGAATCCATAGCTGGAAACAAGCTTGGTGTATTGGCGATGACAGGTTGGCCGGGAGACAAGTGCATAGCGGGATGGGCAGTCGAGCCGTAAGAGACTGCTGGTGGACGGAGCGACAAAAGGATCGAAAAAAAAAACTAGAAGTGATTAAAAAAAAACTCGAAATGTTGAAAAATGAGTTACGCAAACAACCTTCTAGCTAATCCCGCTTTTGTTTCTTCGTTAAAGCAAGACACTTCAAGCTGGACAAAGAATTGGTCTTCATGGTCTGATACTATTCTTCAACCAGTTGTGACATCTGGCGGTGGATTTACTGCAAGCGTAGCGTACCCCGAAGTTGGAACCGTTACGGTTGACCAAATGCCGCGAACCGCAGGCGAAAACGACATACTTGTTTTTAGTGGCGGCTCGACCTTGAAGGTGACTGTAGCTATTGAGGCAACTACCACGGTGGAAACAGATTTGACCGGCACTATAAGTGGAATTTATGATCAGCAAGATTCTTTGTGGAAGGGCATTGCGGCAACAGAAAAGATTGTAGAGCATAAATCTCATATGCCAATGTTTCAAGCTTGGCCAAAAGATTCGGTTGTAGCGAGGGCCAACCAAATTGATTTTGTCGCGCAAACGGGTTTCGATCCAGCGATCCACAAGACCGAAACCGGGGGTACTTGGGTTGTGCAGTATGCTTGGGGTTATTCGGCAGACCTCCGTCTAGGGAACCACGCCAACCACAGCACCCAAACGCATTTAGATTATCCGATGGTGGTGATGTTGGCCAACACGGACAGGTATTTCCCGTCACAGGTGCTTGGTAGCATGAATGGGAACGGGCAGAACAACGCTAACTCTACAAGAGATGTACGCAATGTGTTTAGTCCTGACCTACAAACAACGGTTTTGCAATTGAAGGATTTTAACATACCGGGATATTTTGTTCGCGGAGAACATCAAAATGATTCTACCCGAAAGGGAGGATATTGGTGGGTTGAGATGTACCTTTTTGATGGCGGCGTGCTCAAACAAACTTTCTACTCACCGACTTTCTTTTTGGAGGTTACGAGTTAATGAGTATTGCAATTGACACAAAAGGGATTCCTCCGGGTGCTGTTCGGGACAGGCAAATCTCGAACCAAGCCAAGATTGATCCTGCCAAATTAAAGCCTGTTGAGTCTGCCCAAATCTTGGTTGGGCAGACAACGAAGAAGTTATCCCCCCAATCCATCTCTGGTGACGCGACATTGGCCCCTGACGGCACTTTAACGCTCGACCCTGCGTTGGTAGAGGGTCAGGTGACAAATGTCCTTCAGAAGCTAAATATTGAGGCGGGGGCACAGGCCAATCAGTCTTCATCTGCGATCAAGAGATTGTACGAAGAGATACCGGGGGTTAATAAATTTGAGAACAAGTTTAAGCGTGATTTACAGAATGCCGGTTCTGACAATAATGTCGGCACCCTAATGAAGCGAGATGTCGATGGGAGCGTTGCGGTAAATGTTGACAGGTTCACGGCTGGAACATCCACATCTGCAACCGTAGGAACACAAACAACAGCTACTCAAGGCCATCCAAATACAAAAGTTGTAGCCATAATATCTGGAACAGATGGGACAGGGCCAAATCCAGCTACTTCAGCTACCGTACCTCACAATCTAGGATTTATTCCTAGTGTTAGCGTAGTTACCGTAGATGGATCAACAATTACTCCAATAGAAACTGAAGTCGCAAATGGAGTGAACTCTACAACAGTTACCTTAACCCAAACCATAGGATCGTTAGATGGAAACCCTGACTTAAAAATCATACTGGGATAATGGCAAAAGAAATTTATGTTAAACAGAAATTTGGAACAGGGGCGACATTGCAAAAGATTCAACTTGAACCTGAATCAAGTCTGCCTACTGGAGTTTCAGGTGAAGTCTGCTATTCTGGAAACCGTTTCTATATGCACAACGGAACCGAGTGGGATGAGGTAGTGACAAATGAGAGTTTTGGTAATTCGGCACATCAGATATTCGACAACAAGACTTTCGATGGAGGACAATTTTCAACTTAAAACATTATGGCTAATTTAATTCAAATTAAACGGGCAAGTGATTGGGACACATCGGAAAACCCCGGTGCAACTACTCTTGCAGAGGGCGAATTTGCGTGGAACAACAAAGGGAAGAAACTTTGGCTTGGCCGCAAGATTGGCACAACAGGAACTACGCATGAGTTGTATCGTGTCAATAAAAGTCTGTCAGGGACAAGTAATGAAATAACAGTTTCTGAAGCGGCAGAGGCGTGGACGATAGGTTTGCCTGACGCCATCACGATTACTGGGGCGGCAACAGTTGGTAGCGTGTCAAGTTCAGGGGCGGGTTCTTTTAGCTCGTTGTCTACTAGTGCAAGCGCAACGGTTGGCAATGATTTAACCGTTGCTGGAGACATAACGGTAACGGGCGACTTTACGGTCAACGGCACGACAACCACGATCAATTCAACTACCGTTGCCATCGACGATCTAACATTTGTGGTCGGTGCGGATGCTGCCGATTCAAGCGCGGCAAACGGGGCGGGACTGATAGTGGCGTCGGACATAGCGAAGCTCACCTATTCCCATAGTGGAACGAAGTGGGTATCCAGCAAGCCACTTGATGTCACAGGGACTTGTACGGCAACCACTTTTGCTGGCGGCAATGTTGCCGAGTGGGACACGGCATATAGTGACCGGAACAAGTGGGACGGAGGTGCAACTGGATTAACTGCCGCAACAGGGAGGACGAGTTTGGGGCTTGGCACTTCAGCAGTATTAAATACGGCAGCGGTTGCGAATGGAGCATCTACAGTATCAACTGGTGACCAGATATATGACTTTGTTATTGGGCTTGGGTATTCAACCACAACAGGGACAGTAACAAGTGTTGCGACAGGGACAGGACTTACTGGTGGAACAATTACGGGTAGTGGCACTATTGCGATTGATTCCACGGTGTTAACGACTTCATCGGATATAGACGGCGGCACATTCTAAATGGCCAACACCATCCAGATTAAGCGGCGAACAACGTCAGGCACTCCTAGTGGTCTGGCCGCTGGTGAACTGGCGGTAAATTTAAGCGACGATAAGCTCTATGTCGGCAACGCCGCTGCCAAC